ATCATCCAGTAAAAGAACTAATTTGGGTTACTCAAGCCTCTTGGAAACGTAACTGTAGATTCTCACCGCTTAATACTACTGAAAGTTTTGGTACGGGACCTGCCCCCTCATCTACTAAATATTATGAAAATCGCAAGCAAGCACATCCTTTATCACATGATGCAATTATCTATGATTGTTCATTACAATTAAACGGACAGGATAGAGTTCCTTCTCTACCCGGTAAATATTTTAGTATGGTTCAGCCTTACCAGCACCATTCGGGTGGAGTAGGAATGAGTGTGGCTAGTAACCAGTCAGACACGTCAGGAGTGTATATGTATTCGTTTGCTATAAAACCTGAAGAGCATCAACCAAGTGGAACGTGTAACTTTTCTCGTATTGATACTGCTACCTTAGTTTTTAGTGTTGATGGTAGTGTGGCAATTTCTGATGCCGATATTGAAGGTCATGATATTCGCGTGTATGCAATTAATTATAATATTCTACGTGTAATGAGTGGTATGGCCGGTCTTGCGTATTCTAACTAAACTAAAAAGTAAATAAATGAACTAGATAATGGAAGTAGATAAGCTTCTTATAGTTGCTCATCCTGATGATGAAGTATTATGGGGAGGCTTGAATTTATTATTACAACCAGGATGGTTTGTCGTTTGCTCTACGCATGTGAATGATCCTGTACGCTCACGAGAATTTTATAAAACAATGTCACTTGCTAACGTAACAAAATATGTTATGTATGATGTGAAAGACGAATATACTGAAGATCCTATAAAAACATCTGAACTTTACGATGGTTCATTATTTGAGAAAGGTATTCAATCATTATCAACTCATTCATGGAAATTAGTATTAACTCATAATATTACAGGTGAATATGGACACGAACATCATAAGAAAGTTAATCAACTTGTTATGAAATATATGCCATTTGCTAAAACATTTCAGGTTGGACAAAAATTAAGATCAGGAACATTAGAACACAAACGCAATCTTTTGCAATATTATGCAGCTACTCAAGCTATATGCAAACAACTATACGAAAAAAAAGGTAGTAAGTTAAAAGTATTAGAACGTGAACATTTTTTTAATGAAACAATATATGTCGATATTCAACGCAGAATATCAAATGTGATCCATCAGATATGGTTTGGTAAGCCACTTGATAAAAGTACAATACGATACAACCTAATGAATGGTGTGAGAAATGTTGCTAATAGAAATGGATTTTCTTACAAGGTATGGACTAATGATGATATGAAGGAAGAAACATTACCAATTACATGGAAATATATGCAATACGCAATTAAAAAAGGGGAGGAATTAGATCAATCACGATTTGCGCAAGTAGCTGATTTAGCAAGGTATGAACTACTTCATCGTTTTGGAGGTGTATATCTAGATTCTCTTTTTGAGATTGGAGATGAGTTTTGTAACTATATTAAAGAACATTCAAATAAGGGTTATGAACTTATAGTCGCTAATGAAGATCCATGTAAACTAAAATGTAAGGGATCTGGTGGTAAAAAGTATATGTCTAATGGTTTTTTTGCTTGTGTTCCTGGTTCTTTAATCCTAAAACGTCTTTTATCGAAAGACAGTTTAGATTCAATTAATTTTGAAAGTGTATATATTAATCGCACAACTGGTCCTTATTATTTTCGTAGTGGAATGAAAAATGGCGATAAAATTCATGTAATTAATACTGAAAAAATCTATCCATTTATGGTGAATGATTCGGAATATAGAGCAGGACGACCTAATGAATGTGTTACGCAAGAAGATAAATTACTCCATGATTGTTTACATAAAAAGTATCCTAAATCATTAGCTGTATATCAAAGCGGTTTTGGTGGATCTTGGAGCTGGTGAACTATATACCATAATAGAATATATCATGTGGATCACTTAGAAGTTGTTTAATAATATCTTCATAAACAGATATAGGTTTTTTTGAGTCTCTAACAAATTGTTTTAGACCTTCTATATCCCAATCGGGATGTAAATGTCCAAGTTTATTGTATAATCTATCAAAGAACGAAAGGCCACCATCATAATTATTCTCATGAATGTGATAGAAATAATCAATCATTAGAATATCATACCATTTTAAATTCTCTTTATCAATCGACATTACTAGATTAATTATTTCATCATTTGTATTTTTACGATATCTTTTTGAAACGTACATCATTTAATGACTATTGTATAGTTTTACAATAGATAAATCCGTTTTTACCATTCCATAGCAATATCTGCCATTTGAACACCACCTTGTTCTGCATCTTTACGATCTTCAGATTCTATTCTAGCATTTGCAGCAGCTAAATCTGCTTCAAATACAGACATATCTTCTTCACTTCCATCAGGAAGTTTAGTCTCATCTACAAGGATATCAACAAATCCAGTACCACATGGAGGTTTTTGTCCAAACATAATGTTCGCAGATACACCCTTCATATTATCAAAGTCGGCAGATAAAGCGGCGTTAAACAGAATTTTAGAAGTCTCTTCAAATGACGACTTAGCAAGAACACCTGCCTCACCCTTGTTCATACCAAAACGATTAGCTTCCATAATTCGCCCTAAGTAAGTCATTGTATCTACTAAGGTAATCATATGATGATAATTAACTGCTTCACCTCCAGATTTAAATACTTCAATAAACTCATCATACAATGCTACACGAGCCGTTTCAATACCAAATACTTCCATAACTTCGTGAACATCATTTGTGAAATTACGCATAGGATCAACACCAACCACAGTAGCCAGATCAAGAAGGTTAGTTCCTTCGGCATCTAGAACATACTGTTTATGAGGAGTATATCCACCAACTTTTTCATCATACATAAGTTCATCACCAATTTCGCGAACATATACACGTCCAATTCCTTCTACACCACGAAGAACAGTATCTAGAAGTTTATCCTCTATGAATCGAAGAGATAATGCATTCTTTGCCATATCTGCTCCAAACACAATACGCAGAACCATTTTTCCGAGAATATTAGTATCGGTATGTACACAGCTAAATATACGAAGCGATTTGTTATTTTCAATTTTAGTCTGAATAAGTGTCATGTCAATAATCTGTCGAGCAGCCATCTCCATAGGATCCAACTCAAGTCTCATAATCCAAGGCGATATACATATATTTCCTTGCGTTACCGAGAATTTCTCATATGTCTGAAGAATATCACGATCCTCTTGAACTGATGTATTTGTTGATAAAGGATTAGGGTCATGATATATTCTTACAGATTTTGTGATATCTCGAAGAGTTGTCTTCTGAATATCCTTCATCTTAGAAATTGCTGCTACTTGTGAACCGGATATACTAGTATCCAAATAAATTACATTAGCAGGATTCTTAGGATTATGTGATGCTCCTAGAAGCTCAACTATACGCGGAACACCAGCTGTAGCATTAGCCTTTGCAGTACCAGCAGAGTGAAATGTATTTAGAGTTAGCTGAGTAGTAGGCTCACCAATTGACTGTGCAGCCAAAGTACCAACCATCTCACCAGGATGTACGCGAGCTTTAATATACCGAAATCGAATATCAGTTAGTAGTTCATTAAACATAGCCTTACTTAAACGAAGCTTGATAATTACTTTTTTTGGAGCAACATAGTATCGTAACAAGATATGGAATAACTTATTGTGAGATAACCATGGTTCGGCGCAGAATGTTGCGATTTCTTGAACAACATAGCTTGGTGTTAGATCAGTCTTTGTCGCAAATGGGTTATTATATTTTTCCATCATACGCTTTAGAGGAACAGGGCTCATAACATTCGAGCCTTTCTTGAAACGGAATACATCTTTTACCAGTACATCACGATCACGAAGTAATTGTTCAACTAGATCAGGTGAGTTCTCTCCAACATCTCCATTAATAACAGCAGCAAAGTCATCAGTTGAAGCACCAAACTCCTGATAGATCTGCTCCATAGACATTACTGCAAGTTCAATAGGTTGATTTTCGGCACAAATGCTATCAATACCATCACCTCCATAATGATGTTGAAAGATTGAACCATTTACATTGCGAACAGTTCCATCGTATTCGACATGAAGATCCTCCATTGTCTTCACCAAACGACGCTGAATATAACCAGAATCTGAGGTCTTTACGGCAGTATCAATTAAACCTTCACGACCACCCATAGCGTGAAAGAAGAACTCAGCGGGACGCAATCCGCTAATAAAGCTGTTCTCTACGAAACCACGAGATTCCATACCATCATCAAACTTTGTGAAATGAGGAAGCGTACGATCTTGTAGACTGAATTGAATACGCTTACCTGCTACCTGCTGCTGTGCAAGCAACCCAAGCATCTGCGTAATGTTCAAAGCAGAACCTTTTGCACCTGAATCTACCATCTGAACCATGCGATTAGTTTTAGGAAGACTTTTCATTGACTCATCACCAATAGTAGATGCAACTGACTTAAGAGCGTTCAAAATCTGATTCTCTAGCTCCTCTCCATCTGGGCGACCAGAACCGTTTAGAAACTTACCAGCATGAACATCTGATAGAATATCAGACACTTTTTGGCGACCATCTGCTAATGTCTTTTTAATAATATCATCCGTCTCCTTGTTTGTAGCCAGATCTGAAGGTCCCACTGAGAAACCAGTAAATAGATTATACTTTGTTACAATGTTTTGAATATCATTAATAAATTGACCAGCACGATCTGGACCAAAGTCAGAATAGATCATATGAACTAATCCATCAGTAGTTGATGCGAATGAGCCTTTATTTAGAATACCCTTTACAAGCTTACCATTTTTTACAGTAACCTTACCTGCGAAGTCAATTGCAGGAAGCGCACTAGAAATGATATCTTGACCAGATAGATCCTTATTCTGACGAATGTAGGTAGAAAGAGGCTTTTTCATACGAGCTAGAATATTCATCGCAATATGTTCAGGAACACGAACAGTTGGTTGTGAGAGACGATAAATACCGGTCTGTGTATCCTGAAATACGCTGATAATAGCAGCATTTGTACGAGGAGATACGATCTGACGAAGAACGCTAGCAAGATACTTGATTTCAGTAGCAGATGCAATACTTTGAGGAACGTGCATGTTCATCTCATCACCATCAAAATCAGCGTTATATGGCTTAGTAGCAGAAACGTTAAGTCGAAATGTCGAATAAGGAAGAACGCGAACACGATGACACTCCATAGAACCCTTGTGAAGAGAAGGCTGACGGTTAAATAACACTACGTCTCCGTCAATTAGATGACGATGTACAATATCGCCATCTTTCAAGTCAATCATCTCTGGATTGACATATTTGAGAGAAATAGGACGTTGATCATCCTTTAGAAATACTGACTTTGCGCCAGGATATTTTGTAGGGCCGTTACGGATGTAAGACATCAAACGATCACGATTGTAAAGAGTTACAATCTCTGGAAATGTCAAATTCATCGCAATCTCTTCAGGAACACCTAGTTCATCCACATCAATGTTTGCATCAGGAGTGATAACCGAACGTGCAGAGAAATCTACACGCTTACCCATAAG